AGCTCGCGCCGGTCATGGCCGACCAGCAGCGAGATGTTCCCGCGAAGGCTCTGGTCGAACGCGCCGCGCGCCACGCGCTCGGTGAACGGCTTCCCGCCGTTGACGCTGCGCACGACGAGCGGGTGGCTCGGGGCGTCGTAGACCGCCGCGTAGCCGGTCAGGCGGTTGCCGTCGCGCTCGAACGACGTGGTGCGGACCTCAAGCATCGGGGTTGTCCTCCCCTGCGTTGTCCGGTCCCGTGGCGGCCGCTGCGCCGCCGGGCATCGACACCTTCGGCTCGTCCAGGCCGTCGATTGGGTACAGGCCCAGCCGGCGGCGGGCGTCGTTCGGGCTCATCACGCCGGCAAGCACCAGCTTGGAGAACGCCATCCCGGCGTCGCGGAGGTTGCCGCGCAGCAGCACGTCGGTGTCGAAGCGCAGGTACTCGCCTGGCTGGAGGAGCTTGCGCTCGATCTCCGCGCTCCAGACGGAGGCCCACAGCGAGAGGCCGCCATCGACGTACGCGCGGGCCGTCTCGGACTGCGAGGCGAGCGCGCCGCCGCCCTGCTGGAACAGCATCTCGGGCGGGATGCCGAAGGCGCGGGCGATCTCCTGCACCGAGAACCGGCGGCTCTCCAGGTTGGAGGTCGAAGTCTCCTGGCTGATCCGCTCGGCCTTCATCCCCTCGCGCAGGATCAGCGGGCGGCTGGCGCCGTCCGGCTGCGCGTGCATGGTTTGCCAGGCGTCGCGGATCGCCTGCACCGCCTGGTCGCTCATGGCGCCAGGGTGGCTGAGGCTGATCTTGCCCGTGCTGCCCGTCTTGACGAGCGCCGAGTGCGCCGCGTCCTGGTCGGCCGCGAGCTGCATGGCCGGCGCGCAGGCGTCGAGCGGGGAGACGAACCACGCCGGGAAGTCGAGGTCCGGGTACGCGCCGATGTGCACCACCTGGTCGGCGGCGAGCTTCACGTCCTTGATGCGGTACTCGACGCCCTCGTCGGTGAACTGCGCCGTGGCGGCGCCATCCGGGATGGGCTGGAGCTCGGCGACAGTTCCGTCGTTCGCCCGCCGAATCAGGGCCAGCCCATTCCCGGAGGTGAGCGCGCAGCCCGTAACGAAGCGGCGGAAGTCGAAGCCGGATTGCCAGCGGCTGGCATCGCGGCTCAGGAGCTGGGCGACCGGGTGGCCGTCGATGACGCTGCCGTCGGCGCGCTCGACGCGCACCGGCAGGCGGGCGATGTCCGAGGCCAGGAGCTGCACCGCGCGCACGACGGCCGGCAGGGTCGCCGGCGAGACGTTGCTGGCGGTGGTGCCGTTCTGCCACACCACGACGGTGGGCTTGACGGCGAAGATCCTGGAGAACCACGAAGGCACGCCCGCATGGAACGAATGTGCCCCCAGATGTCAAGCGGATTTCGAGAGAGTGCAACAATAGAACAGGCACCAGCGTGGTGGTGCCTGTCGCGCCCTTGCGCTCGGCCTTGCGGCCCTCCTGCGATTCGGTTCGCAGAAATGGATGTGGGTTCGGGCCCCTGCCCTTCAATCCCGGCGCTGACACGCCCGCGATATTGACGGATGGGGGTCATCCGTGTCTTGTCTGCGCTGATTCTAACCAATCGGGCAGGCACTGTTCGCGATGCCGCTCGCCTCGCGCACCTGGTGGTGCTCCATCAGGATCGCGGCCATGTTGCCGGCGACCACGGCGTCGGTGTTCCCTGAGCTGCGCCCCTTCACCGGGCGGATGTTGCCCACGTTGTCCTTCACCAGCCGCACGGCGTTGAGCGCCGCCCGCAGGACCGGATCGTCCTCGTACAGCAGCTGGCGGCTCTTGAGGAGGTCGCCCCAGAGCTTCCACGCCGGGGCCATGGTGCGGATCGACTGGTCCACCGGGACGATGGGCCACCCTCGGTCCTGCCAGCGCTTGATGTCCCGCGCCTGGCTGGGGTGCGGGTCCACGCCGATCTTGCGGATGTCGTACCGGGCCATGAGTGCCTCTATCTCAGCCTCCACGACGGTCATGTCGTGGTACTCGCCGGGCATCCGGCGCAGGAACCCCTGCTCGCACCACTGCCCGAGGGGGTTGCGGCACCGCTTCTCGTCCAGGGCCATGTCGAGCCCGGCCCACCAGGAGACGTTCCGGGCGCGCAGCTGCGGCCCGTCCACGACCATCAGGCACATGGTGGTGAGGTCCAGCTGCGGTCCGTAGCCGCCTCGGGAGAGGTCCAGGCCGATGACGGCCGGCGCGCCCTGGAGGCGGGACCAGTCGCAGGGCTGCATCTGCCGCTCGAGCACCGACAGGTCCACGTCGGTGGTGGCGATTTCGTGGTAGCGGCAAGCAAGCTGCGTCTCAAACTCGGCGATCTGCTCGGGGTCGCCCGACTGGAGCATGGTCCGCGCCGAGAGCTCGAGCTGCGTCGGGTCGATGATCGTGCCAAGTCCGGGGTGGGCCTTGCCCCACGCCGACGGGTCCGCCGCCTGGTCATCCTGCTCGAGGCCGTAGAGCATCGGCCACCAGCCGGCCGGGTACGGGCTGCCGTCGGCGATGGCGCGCTCCAGCTGGTCCCAGTAGCCCCAGATCGGGCGGGTCTTCTGCTCCGGGTCGGGGGTCGTGATGGCGAGCAGCTGGCTGGTGGCGAACTTGGCGAGGCCCGTCAGCAGCCGGCCGAACGCCTTGTCCATGCGGGCGACCTCGTCGGCGATGACGAGGCGCGCCGTCAGGCCGTCGAGCGCCTTGTCCGTGCAGGGCAGCGAGATGTACCGATTCCCGCCGTGGCGCACGCGGCCGGGGTGCGCAGGCGTCGAGCCGCCCGTCGCCTTCCAGCTGTCCTCGTCCTTGTCGGCCACGTCGCCGGCGAGCGTCCCGCACATGGTCTGCATCCGCTCAAAGGTCTTCTGGGCGAGCCGGCCGTCCGGGGCCACCGAGCAGAACTCCAGCCGGCTGCCGGGGTCGCGCATCGCCGCCATCAGCAGGCTCGCCGCGAACTCGGTCTTACCGTTGCCGCGTGCGACCGCCAGCAGCAGCGCCTTCGTCGCGGGCGTGTCGGAGCGCCGGCCGTCGATCACCCGCCGCCTGGCGAGCAGGACCATCGCCACCATGCACTGCCAGGGCATCCAGACCAGGGGCTGCCCCGCGCCGGCCTCGGCGCCCTGCCCGCACTTCAGCGCGAAGGCGCGCGCGTCCTCGGCCCGCTGCTCGTCCCACCAGACCGCGTGCGCCGCCGGGTCGGCCCGCTCGGCCAGGTAGCGGCGGCAGGCGTCGCGGATCCGGGCGTTGGCCGTCGTGGAGCCATCCAGGACCGCCTCCGCGTAGGCGTCCGCCTGCTGCGCGCATAAAGGCGGCTTCGGGCGGTGCTTACGCCGTCGGTCGGTTTTGACGGTTCCCCCAACGCGGTCCCCGACGGGCCGAGGGGGGCTCGGGGTCAATGGGGGGGGTGAAGCAGTTGCTTCACCCTGCTCGTTCGCCTGCTTCGCGCGCGGTCTTCGCTGCATGGCATTCCTTGCACAGGCTTTGCAGGTTGGTCCACTCGTCCTTGCCACCTCGATGCAGCGGCACGACGTGATCCGTTTCCAGCTCACCCACCGCACCGCAGTTGGCGCATTGCAGGTTCACCTGGCGGTAGTGCTTCTGCCTGCGCCAGTTGCGCACGGGCTTGGGCGCTTCGAGCCTGAACGGCTCGCCCAAGCTGCCTTTGAACTTCCACCTACGCAGCGCCACGCACGGCCTCGCAGAAACGGTCATCGTCCTCGTTGCGCCACGCGATCAGCCATGGGCCATGGTCCTGCCTGCACACCACGACCGGGATCTTGCCATCGTCGGCGTCCCGGATGGCCTGCGCCATGAACCCCTCGACGGCCTTGCACTGCGGCGCACGCTCGGGGAGCAAGGTCTGCTCCCTCACGCGGTGCAGGTTCGAGAGCAGGCAGAAGAGCATCCCGTCGTCCGTGATGCTCAGCACCTGCTTCTCTGCCCTGCGTTGCCAGTGCGTCAGCCGGTGGCCGCGCACCTTGACCTCGACGTGCAGGGCAGAATCTCCCTGGACGGGCTCAAGGTCGGCCTTGGCCTTGCCCCAGCGCTGGGCCGTGCGACGCCACTCGACCCCCGTGCACTCGGTCAGCACGCGTGCCGCCTCCAGCTCCCCTCGGGAGCCCTTTGCTCGGCTGTTCATCGCTTGATCTCCCGTACTCGGTGCCTTCCGACCTTGACCACCACGACCTCCTCGGGCCGGTCGTGCCTGGCGTCGGGGTTCTTGCCTCCACGAGCCTCGTTCAGCTCCTTGGTAAGCAGTTCCATGCACCGCTCTTGCACGACGATGGTTCGCCACAATGCGTCCAGGATCTGGTTGGCACGTTCGGGCAGCGCCGCACGGTTCGCGTCGTGCCAGGCACGGTCGCGATCCTCCTGGCGCTTGATGGCGGTCTTTCGCTCCGCTAGCCAGCTCACGCCGCCACCCCCTTCAGCCGGTGCAGGAGAACGGCACGAACGTCCCGAGCCCCGGCGAGCTGCTGGACCTGTTCGTTCAGGAGGTCGTACGCCGACCTGCCGGTGCGAGCCCACCCGAGGCAGAGGTCGCGCCAGCAGCGGGAAGCCTCGTCGAAGGTCAAGCCGTGCTGGACCATCACCTTCGCGCACACCCTGGCTTGGGCCACGATGTCTGCCCGAGGATCCCGCATCCGAATCCGCGCCTCCACATCCGAAGGAACCTCCACCCCTCCGGCTGCGGCGTCAGCCGCGCCTTGGTTAGGTTGGTGGTTAGTTCTATAGTTAGGATCCCTGTCGCTCCCTGCTACACCACCTGTAGCCGGCAGCGACACCACCTGTCGCTCCCCGCTACACGTGGGTGTCGCTCCCTGCGACAGGTCAAGGACGTAGGTGAGGGCCTTTCCGAAGCCTCGGGCCTGCACCACCTCCTTCTTCCGGAGCGACTGCAAGGCCCGGTTCACCGTGGTGCGGTGGAGCCTCGTCTTGGCCGCCAGAGCAGCCTGCGACGGGAAGATCCGGGCGCCGTAGTCGGCCAGGGCGAGGAGCACCAGCAGCTCGTCGGAGGTCAGGCACGGGGCGAGGCGGAAGACCTCACTCGGATGCGTCCTTGGCATCAGAACGGCTCCTCCTCTGCGGCCGGATCGACCCAGCCGTCGTGCACGACCATGCCGTCGCCGTAGGGCTTGAGCTGGAGCACGATCTTGGCGCCCGCGTCGAACTTCACGGGCTCGAACGAGGTGAACCACTCGATGCCCTCGCCGGCCTCGATGCCGACTCGGTAGTACTCCTTGCCGGACTTGCTGGTCTTTGGTTGCACTCCTGTACAAACGCCGCGAATCTCCTGAAAGGCCGGCGCAGACGCCTGCTTGCCTCCTGCGGGCTTCGACGCCTTCGATGGTGCCGGCAGCGCCTTCGCGGGCGCGGGCGCGTCCTGAGCCGTCGTAGGCCCGTCTACGGGCATCTCCTCAGCGAACGACCCCTCGACGCCGATGAGCGAGAAGGCCCAGCCCATCACGCCCTTCAGGGCGCGGCCGGTGGCCCGCGTCTGCGCCATGCCCATGCAGGCGAAATGGTCCGCCTTGCGCCAGCGCGGCTCGTCCAGGAAGACGGCCGAGGTGCCCTTCGCGACCATCATGCCCGTCATGCAGTCGTAGACGCCGACGGTGGCTTCCCAACGCGCCGGAAGCCCGCCCTGCTCCTCGACGAACTGCACCGACAGCGTCCCGGTCGTGTAGCCGAGGCCCGAGCCGATGGCCTGGCAGCCGGCGACCTGGAGGTACTCCTTCCCCTGGATCTTCACGACGTGGGACTTCTTCACGACGGGCGCGAGCACCCGGACCAGCTCCATGTTCGCGGTCGCCCGTTGCGTGGGCGTGAGAGCGCCCGTCGCGCTCGGCTGTAGCGTGAGGTCAGTAACCTGTGGCATGGAAATCTCCCCTGTCTTTGGGGGCGCCTGCCGGGGGTTCGACTCCCCTCGGCTCCATTCACTTCCAGGCGCCCGATGGTGCGTGTTATAGCACTCCATCGGGAAATGGAAGGATCCTTCCTCACATATTTTTACGCAGCTCCGAGACGCAGAGCGGCCTGCGCCTTGCGCAGCGTCGGGTCTGCCGGGACGTAGTAGCTCTGGACGAGCACACTTACGTTCGCATGGCGTGAGAGCTTGGCCAAGTCAGCCAAGGGAACGCCTGCTTCGACGCAGGCGGTGATCCCGCCCTTGCGCAGCCGGTGGAACGCGCCACGCCCGGCGACGCCGGCGGCCTCGAAGTCCTTCCGCAGCGTGTGGTGGCTCACCTGGACGGGGAAGATCCTGTCGCCGTCGCCGAAGGTCCGGGCGACGGCCAGCGCTGCC